TTTATGGGAGATGAGCAAACCAAGTCGATGCGATTGATGTCCAAAAAAGAAATGATCGAGACTGTCAATGCACGTCTTGATCTTAAGTATGAGGTGACTGATTTCCTGACTGAACCTCAAGAATACTTCCCAGCTTGCTGCTGATTCATGATGTCCCTGATTAAAACTTACCTTCACAAACAGATGATGAACAAAGAACAACTTGCACAGTTTAAGTATAATTATTGTGAGAAGATTATTGAGGATATGGATATGGATACACTGATGACATTAGCACATGATCTACTCATGGATTCCTATCAATCTTGTACTGAGGAAGAAATTAAGGAAGAGATTTTAGATTTGTATGATGATGAAATGTTGAGTGATTTAATGGAAGGAATTAAGTAGTGGGCCCTCTAAAGTGTCCTAGTAGTATGAAGAACAACACTCCACTCAAGAAATACAACAACGGTGCCATTCTTGCATCATCTCCTGATCTTGCCGCTATCGGTTCCTCTTATATTCAAGAGGTGATCAATGAGAACAAGCGTCGCGCAAAGATCCGCGAACAGTATAGTCAGGAAATGAATGATATTGCTGATCTAGTCTTTGATGATGCAACTTACGGAACCTGGAACATTTCTGATCGTGATTGATGAATAGTGGGCCACCTAAAGTGTCCCAATTACATAAGCACAACTCAAACACAAAAAACACAAATGCGTAAGATTGAAAAGCAAATGATTGAAGCAATCAAGTCTGAAACTGATTGGAAGTCTGACAATACTAAAGTCATCAACTTCTACAATGATGATAAAGAATGTGTTGTAACTTCTGTCTTTCTTCATGATAATCTGATCGCTGAAGTTGGTGACACTTTTCTTACTATCTTTGATGGAGGTTGGGAGTCTAATACTACTAAGTCTCGCCTGAATGTTCTCATCAATGAGTTCTGTAATGCACTGACTGATGGTATCTTTCAAAAGCAACATGTTTGGTATGTTCGTGATAACAATGAAGTGAAAGAATGGACTGGTTCTTATCACTTTGCCTAGTCCTTAACTAACACAAAACCATGCGTATCTTCTTCACTGTTCTTGTCATTATTCTAGGAGCAAATCTAGGAGTTCAGTTACTTGATTCCAACCTAGTTAAGATCCTAGAAGAGAGAAAGCAAACAATCGAGAATATACAGAAAGACCTCAAATAGGGGTTGCGTTCATTATACTCACTCAGGGGGATTTCACCCCCTTTTTTAATGCATATATACAAGATTGTGGCAAAAATATAATAAAAAAGCCTTTTTTAAATATAGCTGAGGGATTTATTTGTTTGATAATTATTGTTATTATTCTGAGATAATGATACGAATTAATATCATTTAAGCCCTATTTTAATGTCTTATAGAGTGATGATTAAGCCCTATTTTAATGTCTCATAGGGTAGTGATCTTTGCCTGCAAGCTAACACGAACTCCCAAAAATGTCAAGACCCCGCCCATAAGTTTTGCCAGGGATTGACACGCACAAAATATCAAGGACGCTTATAAATATGCACAGACTTATTGACAATTTCTCTCTGCTATTCTATACTCTATAAGTATCACCACGGAGCGCAGATTCATGTCAGTTCTTTATCGTCAAGCATCAAAGCAGCGTTATAGAATTACGTTAGAATTAGAGACTCTTGGTGACTTTAACCCGTATCAGATTAACTGGGAAGATCTATTCGAGCTGGAGGGTAATGAACACTGTGAGGCATATGTAGAGGACTTGAGTACACCTGACAATTGGTGAGTAGTGTATCAGTGGGCCCTGCAAAGTGTTTGAGTAATGTACACACAAACCTCTCAAACAAATGAGCACCGAAGTGATGACCGCTCTGCTGAATCGTGCCGCTAATGGTAACGAACTTCTGGCAGTTCTTGATACTTTCGTCGAGAATGATGAGCAGTCTGGTGATAATGTCCCGACGCTGAATACGATCGAATTCTGATAACACAGTGGGGGCTCAGTGGTTGACACTCTGCCCCCTTATGTGTTAGAATTGAATATACCCGTGATCACAGTGTTTAGCGCGGTTGGTTTATATCGTCGGCGCGGCGTGATATAAAAAAAGCAAACTACCCTAACCTACAGAGGTGACAATCCGCGTTCGATATATAAAACAAAAAAAATTTTTGGAAATAGAAAAAAATTTCCGGAGGTAAAAAATGAGCCCAAAGGAAAAAGTATTCCACATTTATGCGAAGGACCGTTGCTTATTTCATAGCATAAAAGAGGAGGACTTCAACGTAACATGGAACACCCTCAAAGGAATGATTGGTCTTATGAAGACTGATTATACTCTTGAGGATTTGTCATATGAGGAAGTGTCTGTGAACAAAGAAGCACAGAACAATTCCTCGTATTGACAGAGACTATATACACTGATAGAATTGAACATCAAGGTAATTCAATCTTATGGCTAAAGGATTTACAGTAAAGACAGTCGCGCCCAAAGCGACCCCTGAGAAAGAGTGGGATTTGGACGCAGTAAAGGAACGGATGCGAGGTAAGGCAATTGTATTCTGCCTACCTGGACGTGGATGTTCTTATATTTTTCTGAAGAACTTTGTGCAACTGTGCTTTGACATGGTACAGAACGGTATGAGTATTCAGATTTCTCAAGACTATTCTTCGATGGTAAACTTTGCACGATGCAAGGTTCTCGGAGCAAATGTTCTGAGGGGTCCGAATCAAGTACCCTGGGATGGGAAGTTGCAGTATGATTATCAGTTGTGGATTGATAATGATATTGTCTTTGACACGAACAAGTTCTGGCAACTCTGTGATCTAGCTCTCAGTGAAGATGGAACCGAGCGTGAAATCGTCGCAGGTTGGTATGCAACTGAGGATGGTCACACAACTTCTGTCGCACACTGGTTGGAAGAAGATGATTTCCGTAAGAATGGTGGAGTGATGAATCACGAAACTGTCGAAACGATGTCCAAGCGTAAGAAACCATTCACGGTGGACTACACTGGTTTTGGATGGGTAATGATTAAGAATGGCGTCTTCGAGAACTTGGAGTATCCTTGGTTTGCTCCGAAGATGCAAGTCTTTGAATCTGGAAGTGTTCAAGACATGTGTGGTGAGGATGTCTCATTCTGTCTTGATGCCAAGGATCAAGGCATGGAAATCTGGTGTGACCCTCGCATTCGCGTTGGACACGAAAAGACTCGTATTATTTGATTTAACTCGGAGGTATACTCATGGCTAAAGGTGGTGGAATGAACAAGGTGGTCTTTGAACCCGGACCGCCGAAGAAGACTCGTCAAGGCCGTTCTGCTCGAACGCTTCTCTCGGCAACGTCTCGTAACGGTAAAAAGAAGAAGTATCGGGGACAAGGTAAATAAGTACAGTTACATAAACATTCATGGCTGCTCTTATTTGCAATCTCCCTGCTGTTGAGGTATGGGTCCGTAAGGAATATCTAACTGATCATCAGAGTGGTCATGGTGAATTTGTTAAAGGCGTTTGGGTATCGTGTAAATCGATGCCTGGACGCACTTTTTATTTTGAGACATACTTACCAGAGTATGCTGCAATGTACGATAAGCTGCCCATCAGTGCCTTTGTAAGCAGTCCTGAAACCCCTTCCCCTGATATGAACCTACCCAACCTGCAATTCTGGAATTGTATGGATTATGGGGTCGTATCGATTCATAAACAATTCATTGGAAGTATGGACTTTGAGTGCTATACTCGTGACCATGGTATCCAAAAAGGGACTTACATTTGCACGATTGATAACTATCACCAAGATATGGATACGATTGACTGCTACACTGCAGAAAATCCCGCTGAACACAAGTCTCATAACCTAATTGAGCTTGATAATGGACAGTATGCGCTCTATCCAAACAACCGCTTACGCATCTTTGACAACAGTTTGACCCCTGTTGACCCTAAAATGCCCGATTTTAAGGTCTCAACACAGTATTATTCCGTTGAAAATGGGTTCGAACGCCTTGGAATGGGTCGTGAAGACGAATATTTTTGGAAAACTGCAAAAGAACGGGATAGCAACCCCGAAAAAAGTTCTGATTTAACCGATCAGGAGTAAAAATGCACGATTTTCTGGACAATCTAGCTAATGAACAGCATCAAAAGATGCTTAGAGAGATCGCCAATGATGATTTGACGCCTAAAAAGCACGATTTTAAGGTTCAAAAGGAACTACATGAAAAAATCCGCAATGATGATGACTATGATGACTGGGAATATGGTACTGAACCCATTCCTCTGACTGAATTTTAGTCAAATATGGGTAATAAATAAGTTAGAACTTGTATTTTTGTAATTTCTAATGCCGTTACAACGGGTCAGTCAAGGTTTCAAAGACATCAGCATGTCATTTCAGATTAATCCTCTGAATGATGACTTGATTGCGCTTAATAATGCGACTGCGATTGCCCGTTCGATTAGAAACATTGTATTCACAACACCTGGGGAGAAGTTTTTTGATCCAAATTTTGGATCTAACATCTCCCAATCACTTTTTGAGAATATTGACGACGTATCAGCACTCGCCATACGCGATGAAATAGAAAATTCCATTCGAAATCATGAGCCAAGAGTCGAATTGATTGATGTTGTTATTGAACCAAATTATGAGTTCAATGAATTTAATGCGACAATTTCGTATAGAATCATCGGAATTGACATTCCACCGCAACAATTAGAATTTCTCTTGCTGCCAACTCGATAAATGCCTCTTCAGAACTTTACTGGTCTTGATTTCGACCAGATTAAAACAACACTTCGAGACTATCTAAAGTCTAACTCCAATTTTACGGATTATGACTTTGAAGGATCGAACCTGTCAACGATTTTGGACGTGTTGGCATATAACACCTACATCACGTCATATAATGCGAATATGATGTCCAATGAGGTATTTTTGGACAGTGCAACACTAAGAGAAAACGTTGTTGCTCTTGCAAGAAATATCGGATATTTACCAAGATCAAAGAAGGCAGCAATATCTACAATTAACTTCTTCGTAGACACCTCAAATGTCTCACCAACGCCCTCTTCCTTGACCTTGAAGAAGGGTCCAGTCGCTTCTACGGGGAATCAGTTCGGTGGACAGTCATTTGTCTTTAGCTTAAGTGAAGATAAGACAGTTCCAATCATCGATAGTGTAGCAAGTTTCGATGAATTGGACGTTTATGAAGGTTCTCTTGTAAATCAGTCATTTACAAAGTCAGATAGGAACCTAGAACAGAGATTTATCCTCAATAATGCCGGAATTGACATTTCTACGCTCAAAGTAACAGTAAAAGAGAACTCAGCATCGTCAGTTTCAGTCAATTATACGCGACAAGAAGACTTATTCAGTGAAAATGAAGGAAAAACGGTAACTGGATCATCTCCAATCTACTTTATTCAAGAAATTGAGGACGAACAATACGAATTAATCTTCGGAGACGGAATATTTGGCAAAAAACTCTCTGATGGTAACGTAATTGAAGTTTCTTACATCGTAACTAACGGTGATTCTGCAAATGGCATCGCTAATTTGACATTTAGCGGAAGATTGACCTATGTAAGGAATTCTGTTGAGTATGTTGTCACAAGTGGCATTTCTCTGATCTCAACTTTTGGGTCTTCAAGTGGCGGAGAGCAAATTGAGAGTGTTGAGTCGATCAAAAAGTTCGCTCCTTTTCAATATTCGACTCAAAACAGAGCTTTAACGTCAAATGACTATGAAATCTTGATTCCAAACAAGATTTATCCAGAAGCTGAGTCAATTTCGGTTTTTGGAGGCGAAGATTTGGTTCCTCCGCAGTATGGAAAGGTCTTTATTAGCATAAAACCAAGAAATGGTGATTTTGTACCAAATTCTATCAAAGAAAACATCAAAAGAGATCTTAAGAAATACGCAGTTGCGGGAATTGTCCCAGAAATCTTAGATCTCAAGTATCTTTACCTTGAAACTGACAGTAAAGTCTATTATAACAGCAATTTAGCGCAAAATTCGGCACTTGTCTCTACTTTGGTTCAATCAACGATCACAAAGTACAAAGAATCTACCGAATTAAATAGATATGGCGCAAGATTCAAATATAGTAAGTTTTTGAGAATTATTGATCAAAGCCACCCCTCAATTACATCAAATATTACCACCATAAAGATGAGGAGGGATTTGGGTCTTGCAGTTGGTGCATTTGCAGAGTATGCAATTGATTTTGGCAATGAATTTCATATTGCATCGATGAGTGGATACAATATTAGATCAAGTGCATTTAAAGTTCTTGATATTAGTGATGATGTATACATTGCGGATATTCCCGATCCAGGTAGAAAAACAGGTTCTATCATCTTGTATTCATTGCCAGTTGAAGGGTCTACCGCACCAATTATAAGAAGAAAAGATGTTGGCAGAATCGACTATGTGAAAGGTCGTATTACATTGAATCCTATTAATATTGTTTCTGGCAAAAACAAAAACGGTCAACAAATCATGGAGATCAGAGCTCTCCCACACTCAAATGACGTGATTGGATTACAGGACTTATATTTGCAACTAGATACTAGTGATGTAGAAATGATTATTGATGAAATTAGTTCTGGATCGGATCCATCGGGATCCAACTATACAAGAAGCTCTAGTTATAGAGATGTAAGCAACAATCCATATTAATCATTAACATAACACTGTAAGATAAAGAGATGGCGGAAAAGAGAGTTCAGTTTAACAAGATTGTTAAGAGTCAGTTACCTGCATATGTAAGGGACGAATTTCCTCTTATCGGGGAGTTTTTGACTGAGTATTATAGAGGACAAGAATATCAGGGTGGACCAATTGACCTGATAGAAAACATTGATT